GGTCAGGGTCATTCACCGATATGGCGCCCCTCTTACCTGAATCTTCGTTTATCTCGACAGGGAGGAAATATTGCTCCGGTGTAAGGTGCAGCCATTTCAGAACGTCTTCACATTTCCTGTTTGTCACCCAATGTGAGTTGATGCGCTTTAAGACTAAATCAACGTAGTACATGGCAGAGTTGAGGTTCCACGATGCCATGAGGGAGTTGATGTCGGGGCCAGCCCAGTGAACTATCTTGTGTCCGTAATGCTGAAAGAACACCCCTGTGGAACGCTGTATTTCCTCTGCGCTGCACATAAAGCCATAGCAGTATATAAGCCTGTAGTCGTGTGGCTTTGCGCCAGGATACAGACGGAAATCATTCCCTGTCATCCGTGCTATTTCAAGGGCAAGGTCAGGGTCTATGAGTGACGCAATACATATTTTCCTGTCAGGGATGCCGTGTTTCTCCTGTACCGCCCGTCTGCGCTTTACCCAGTTGGAACTTGAATCGTCAGACAACCCGCCATGCTTCGGCATCTCTGCGTAGTACAAAGGTTCCTTGATATAGAAGGCGGGAGTAAACGCAGTAACGGACAACGCCCAATCCCAATCTATTAATGATTTAAGGTCGGTACTCCATGGCTTCCATTGTTCCCTTCGTACAGGGTTTGCACCGTCTATGAAGTTCTCACATTCAAGATGATAACGGTCATAGGGGTTGGAATGGTATATTTCCAACGGGTTCGGACTGACAAGTTTGTACCCTGAGTAGACCATGCCACAATCAGGATGTTCGTCAAACGCTTCAACCCAGTTTCTTAATGCTCCCGGCATGAGGTACAGGTCAGAAGACAGATGGCTGATAATATCACCCGTTGATACTGCAAACCCTTCGTTGTTAGCGTTGCCGAGGTTGCCTTGTTCAAGATTAAGTATCTTTACCTTATCACCGTACTTTTCAGATATTGACTTAACAAGCCCATCCTTCGTTTCCCATTGTCCATTCGGAACAAAGATTATCTCGTAGTTCCCGTAGTCTTGGTCAAAGATGGATTCTATGTTTCTTGAAACAAACTCGTCACATTTGTATCCCGGTACAATTAAACTTACCTTTGGTTCCTTCACGCTATAAAGTCTCCCTCCGCTCCACGGCATCCCTGACACGCTCCTGGGTCTTCCCATACAGGATAATAGCCGTAGGAATATGCGTTTCCACATGAACATCGCTTTACCTTCACGTCTTTAGCCCACTCGTTAATCTGTTCGTCCCTTCTTTTCTTTAGGTCAAACCATTCTTTTACAGATATTTCTTCAACCATAGTTTTAGAAAAGGGGCGGTTTACCCGCCCCAGTTAGTCTATGCGCCGACAGTAGTTGGCCTGCCGTTCACTACCCACAGACATGCGCTGTTGTTCAGCACTTTTGCCGTGTAGATAAGTCGGTAGCCGATAGTAGAATAGAGGTTCAACGGGTTGCTTGTGTCGCCAGGGCCAGGGGTCTTGATAAAGGTACGGATACCTCCGTCAAAGTCCGTGACACCGTAAGCGTTCTTGCCGAAGAAGAAGTTGAAGTACAGACGGCCTCCACCGTAAGCGGAGCATTGCGCCCTTGTACCGTTTGCCGTCCCGCCAAATGCGCCCGAGGTCGTGAACAGAGGTGCTTCCGTGGACTCATAAATCTTGAATCCTTCGATAACACCTGCAAGGCCACGTTCTCCACCCTGCCGTAAAGTACCCTTGGCAAAGGTTTCAGCACCAGTCTCAACATACTTATGGAGGTCGATGAAAGCAGAACTTCCACGAAGCTGGTTGACCACATCGGGGTGCATGATAGCTTTGTAATACCCGTCCTCAAATCTGAGGGCGTTTTTCACCTTGAGTTTCAGGGCGATTGTCCTAAAGATGTTCGGTGTCCATGCCGTTGCCGAATTTCCACCATAAAGTGCGCTGATGGCTTTGCTTCTGGTCGAGAAATCGTTGATAGACCATACAGGAGCCTGCCAAGAAGATGCAGACAGACATTTAGAATAGGTTCCTGCTGAGAGGCACCCGGGTCTGTCGCCAAGATAACCACCAGCCGCAGATACCTGAAACTGCGCTGAAGCGGAAGCCCTTCTCCAGAGCAAGAGTCTGGAGGTCATAAAATCAAGGGTTACTGCCGAAGAATCGGCAAAGAGGTCGATTGCTCCCTGCACGACAGAGTTGATGGAAACCATGTCGATGTAGGTTGTCACTACTGCGTGATGACCGACCATGTAGAGGGCTGCGCTGACACGGGTTGCGGAAAGACCCTGACCCGCTCCAGCACCAGACTCAGAGATGAGCCTGCCCATCTTGGTCGAATTCCATCTGTGCCAGTAGACGCTCGCACCTTCGTTTTTCGGAAGGGCTTTCTTCTCACCGAACTGATGGAATAAAAGCTGTGGTTTTAGCCTTTCCAGCATCCTCCTCTCGTAATAGATGGGGATGAGCTGTGCTAATTTGCTGTTTGAAGAAGTGTTTGTCGCCATTTATTTGTCTCCCAACAAACTACCAGTTGGGGTTTTTATATACCTTTCCCCCAAAGTGTTTTTGAAGTATCTGGTCGCTTGTCATTCTGCTAATATCGTCCACAGAAGGGGTTCCCTGATCTAATACGGTTGCCTTCTTTCCTCCAGATGGCATAACCGCTTTCTGTTTTAGGGTTGCTTTTTGTACGCCTTCCTTTACCCCCGCCTGTTTGGATTCAAGATACAAGTTTTTGAAGAAGTCTGCTTCAGCCAAAGCCACTGCGATTTCAGGTTCTTTCCCATCGTCCCTATATTCGTGATAAGTGTCGGCTATTGCATTCCAGTGGGGAATGGTTGCCGACATCTCACGCTCAAATTGACGGTCAAGTTTACGTTGCCTGACTTCCTCAGTCTTCACCTGCTCGTAGGTCATCTTATTAAACTGCATGAGCGTACCGAGCGGATTTTCCTGAAGTTGCCGGACGAAATCTTCATTCGCCTTGGAAAAGTCAAAGGGCTCATTCCCCCCTGCTTTGGTCGTAATCTCACGTTCCTTCTCTTTGAGTTGACGAAGGGTATCCTCTACCTTGTAGCCTTTCTGAACGTATTCCCGTATCTTTTCTGCGGGAATATCGACTTCTTTGCCCTTGTATTTGATCCTCATGGGAGTTACCGTTTCGGCCTGTGCTTCGGCTTCCTGTTCCGTTTCTTCCTGCGAAGTTTCGACAGGCTGTTCCTCTGCACCTTCCTCTACCTGTTCTCCCTGAACCTCGACTTGAGTTTCCTCAACTTCCGGTTCTGCCTCTGCCAGTTGGTTCGTTTGCTCGCTGATTTGCTGAAGAATGTCTTCAGAGTTCACATTTGAGCTATCTGCCATAAATCACCTCTATGTTTTATTTGATAGTATCTGCTCCACCCTGTCATACATGGTTGGAGCATCCTCTATCTTGCTTCTCAATGCCCGTAGCGTCTGAATCTTTGACCGTATCGAATAACGAAGGTTGATAATCTTCTCGTCTTCGATGTTGTATAAAGCCCGTTTCCAATCCTCCTCTGCTGCCGTGATATTGTTATCTATAAAACCGAACAAGTCCTTGCCGAATGAAATAGAAAGTTCTTTCCACACTGCAAGGTCGGGGTTCTCGTTCCTGATGGCCTGTGCTTCTAAAACATCAAGGGTATGGCTTGAAGCCTTACGCACCTAACATGCCTCCCATCATCCCCATGTTCTCAGGGTTTGGAGTCTGTTCCGGCATACGCATCTCACGTTCTCCCAAGGCTGGTTGCTGTGGCTGACCACCCCCGTTTCCCATAAGCATCATCATCATATTCATCAACATTTCTTCCTGTGGGTTGCTATAAAGCTGCTGTGTATCCCGTATGCCAAAATAGTCAAGAAGTCTTCCTAACCATTCAACCGCTTTAGGGCCGACAAACGGCAGGAACGCCTGATTGCTCCACACCATCGTCATAGCCTCGATAAACTGTTTTCTTTCAATTTCCTTTGCCATTTTGTACTGAGAAACGGCCTTGTAAGTGAAATTCCCGTTGTAATCGTCTGGTGTGGCTGTAACTGGCGATTTATCAGGCCAGTAATAGAAGGATGTATCCTCTGTCATAAAGATTTGCTTCAAATGAACGATGTCACGCACCATTTCCTCGACTGACATCATGGAAAGAAGCAGATTATAGGTGTCAGACCGCAATTCTCCGGCTGACTGCATAATCATGTCGCTCGTTGCCGTCCTCTGTCCTGCCTGTGGTGCGCCACGCATCTGAGGAAACGCATTGGAATAACTCTGGATGTCCTGTTCTATCCTCCCCTTACGGTTGAGGGCTGCGGTAAGGATGTTCCAGTCAACTTTCATTGGAACAACCCCGTTTACATCGTCTGTAAAGAGAATCCCACCGCTTTTCGCTACTATTGTTGACCGTTTTACGTCAGCCCCACGGGAAATTATCCATTGTGGGTTGAGCATGAGGTTGACAGCATCGTTAAACTGGTTCTCATTCTCGTTTATCTCGTCAAAAAGCCCCTTTCCTTCCTCAAGAATGGACATTCCGTAGAATTCATCTTCAAGAGGGATGGGAGTTATCTTCCGAAAAGGTATAAAACCGAGAAAATTTTCTTCATCGTTGCGAACTACGTTATCTTCACCTGTTATAATGATAAAATCGTTGTGCGACCAGTATTTTGTGACCTTCACAAGCTGAGAATAGACATCGTTCTGCCGTGATGGAATGCCTTTGAACGCTTGAACGGCTTCTTCTTCCTGCGTGTAGATGTTTCCCTCGTGAACTCTGATATTACTGAGATTCTTATAGTCAGGATTCCCCTCTAATTTCTTCAGTTCCCATGCAGGAACGTAGTCAACGGTGATAACAAACGCATCGGGGTCGGCAAAATCGGTGATTGTGGGGTTCACCCATGTGTTGAACCAGTTGCGGTTGCGAAAAATAGGCATTTCACGACCTTCAACCATTCCCCACGGCTCAATTTCTATCCATCCGCAGGGGTACTTGAACGCCTGCTTATAGATTTTGTAGGCCAAAATAGGCCATTTTTGCAGGTAAAGGCACATATTTGCATCTTTTTCAACAATTTTAGCCTTATCCCTGCTGTCATCGTCTTCTTCTACTACTCGGACATAAGGAAGCATGGAGGCAAGCATCTGGATACACTTGCCGAGGTAGGACTCCACGATAATGTAAGGCCACGGAAGGCAGATATTGGATAAATAGGGGTGAGAAGTCTCGTCAATGTAGGCACGATACAGTTTTTCGTTCTCTATAGCCTGTTGCGCATATTCTTCCCTGCCGTGGTCTGCGATATTCCACCGTTCCTTAACCATTTCAGATGCAGATTTGTCGTTCATTACACTCTCCCGTACAGCCGTGAACTTCTGTTTGCCCGTGGGTGGACGTATGCCGTGTCAACCTGTTCTTCCCATACAGCGTCAAGGAACTTGAGATTGGCGTTGTAAGCGTAGACGTGATTGATGCAGGTGTCGTTGCCCTCAACTTCCAACTGGTCACGGAGCGTTCCCTCAAGGTTGCCTTTCTGATACCGCTTTGCCCCCCATGTGTCGAACTGTTCGATGTGCAGGGCGCATGAAGGGTCAACGTACCATTCACGGTGTTTCATCTTGTCGCAGAGGAATGTATGGGCTGAATCAAAGTTAGGGTTGCCTATTTCACAGTAGATGCCAAAGCCACGAAGCATCTGGATAATGGACTTTGGGACGCTCCCGCCTTCCTGTATCTGCTCAACCTGTGCAATCTTGTCGATGATGTACTTCTTGACACGGACGGTGAAACCAGGTTTGGTCAGTGTGGAACGTATGGCCTGTGCTACCGTTCCGACTATGTGTTCTTCTATGACGTTCTCAGCCCATGTGTACCAGATGTTGTTCGGGTTGATTTGCAGATAGGTAATGACTATAGGCTTCACAGGATGCCAGTCGATGATGACGGCAGACACGTTGGCGTTGGACACATCGTAGGGCTTTCTTACATGGACTTCATAGGAGAAGGGGTCGAACACCCTGCCCTTGAAGGAGATGTCCTTGCCGTACCTACGCATATATAATTCCTGTTCCGACATCGAACCGAGGACTTTCTTTCGCTGTTCGTCCGGCATAAAGGGGTTTTCAAGAGAATCAAATTCACCGATGAAGTAGGAGGGGTCTTTCTTCTGCCGTCTGAGTTCACCTGTCCACGAACCATAGTCAGAGGTCATGCCGAGAAGGAAGATGCCTTTCTTCTTGATGATACGGGGCCGACCTTCGTTCCAGAACGACTTCGGGGGTTCCTCGTCCCACCCTATTCCATCTACTCTGGCGCCCTTCAATTTACGGGCTTCCTGGTCGTGACCGAACCACTTGACGGACGAATCGCCGATTGTCATTATCTTGGCTTTCCGTTGAAAGTTATAAGATTCCTTCGGTGTCCATTCGGTAAAGGTCTGAACAAGAGCGGTATCGTCCTCAGTCTTAACGTTACTCTCTGACGGCAGGTCGGGAGAGACTACCCACCAACTAAGCGGAGGCAACGGACGGATTGTTTTGTTGAGTTTTGCTCCGTGGGGCAGGTCTGCTTCACTTTTTCCACACATATCAAGGGCTTCTTTCCACGTAAGGGTTTGCAGGGGATGTATCCCAAGGCATTCCATAACGACCCAGGCGGTGAGCCATACGGACTTCCCGAACTGATTCCCCGCAAAGGCACAGAAGAATATTCCATTCAAGAACCTCCAGAACTCTGTGGGGTTTTCCCAGGGATACGTCATCTGTCGCTGACGGTGATGGGCATAAGGAAAGACAATTTCCTCATCCCCTATCATCAGTTTCCACGGACGACCTTCCTTCCCGATAGGAAGCTGCGCTTTCTCATCCCACGGAAGCTTCAGCGATTCAGCGTAGAAATAGATACGCTTGGCATCGTTCTCCGATTTTATCTGCTCGATAATCTCAGGCAGGTTGTCTCGTATCTGTTGGGCGGTTATGTCCAATTATTTCCCTTTCGGTTTAGGTTTTCTCTTACCGCACGGCATCTTTCTCTCTCCTTATCTCCTTCCCACCCTCCAACGGGTGCAATATCTCCTTCTGACAATAAGCGCATCTGAGCCACGCCTTCCCGTTACGGAAGAACAATACCCAATCATGTTTGCAGGAGGCTTCACTTCGCACGCTTTTTCCACCTTGTTGATTTAGAAACTTCTTCTACGGGAGGAAGCGCAGGTTCGACAATACTTTCAACAACAGGCTCCGACTTAACCATTTCTTCCTTTCTCGTACACGCATGAAGCTGAACGTTCAATTCCTTCCCGTCAATATCACATGACCATCGGTAATATTCCTCATTAGGCCCGTTGCGATATGTTCTAAAGATTACGTGTATACATGAGTCGCAGATCATATATTCTCCTAAAAAATAAGGGGCTGTTTTCGCTGTCTATCCATATTTCCAACCAAAACACGGAACCCTGACAGTCTTTTCATATCGTTCAAACCTACGCAGTTCCTTCTCTGCTTCAACTGCCTTCTCCAAATCATTCTTCTCATATCCGACAGTTTCTATTTCACCTGTATCAAAATCCACTTTCACCAACTTCGTATATTCAGGATATTCCATTTTAGCACCTGCTCTTTGACGCATTTATAACCCGCTTAAAAACCTTCTTACATACAACACTGAGTATTGTCGGGCCACCTGCCTATCCTGCATCGCCTTAGACATTCCCACCGGATAGCCGTAGGATGCCACTACCGATGTTCAAAAAACGCCCGTTTTATCCTTTACTCCCTGTAAGGGGACAATAGGTACGCCGGGTATATCAGCGCACTCAGTATCTTTCAGTGAAGCTATATATAGCCTACCCCTCATGTCGTGTCCGGGATAGGGAGTCACTTTCAAAGTGAGGGGGGAGGGGGTGGTGACGGCA